GTAGATAACACACAGATTGTAGCAGATGTTTTAGAAGAACGAGATATTAAAATGAATTTTGGTTCTGAAGATTCTAGTATTGAAGATTCTTTTTTACCTAAGACACCGGCTGTAAACCTTTTGTTAGAAAAAATAAATAATGTAATACAGTATATCAATCCTTATTTATTAATGGGTGATGAAGCATGGACACATTTAGTAGAACCAGAACAATCTACAATGTTTCATACACATCAAGATCCCGGTCCACCCGGATTGTCATTTGTATATTGGGCTAATTTTCCAAAAAATAGTGGTGATTTTGTAGGAATAGTACAAATAGATAAGTATAGACATTTTCATAAAGTAATACCAAGTGAAGGAGATTTAATAATTTTTCCTACTTATCTTCCTCACACAACATCTAGAAATTGTAGTAAAGAAATAAGAATTTCAATATCAGGAAATTATTATCCACCATTGGATAAACTAAATGAAGTAAGAAACAAACCAAACAAACTATTTAACTACATAGGAGCAATAAGTGGAAAATAACAAATTACCATCAGCATACCAAGAATACATACACACATCACGCTACTCAAGGTGGTTAGATGATGAAAATCGTA